GAGATTCCTGATGAGCATTACTACGATCCTGACATCCAGTATGTAATGTTTACTGACGGGACTGTTGAAAAGAAAGGACCGTGGGAGTTTAGGGAGATACCTTGTGACCATCCGTGTCACCGTAGACGGTCAGCGTTTGTCAAGATCAATCCACATAAGGTCTTTCCTAAGGGAGAGCAGACTGTGTGGTTGGACGGATGCTATGTGATGACTGAGAGGTACGCTGAGCAATGTAAGAACTACTTTGAGCAGGCACCATTCACCATCATGAGGCACTGTGAGAAGTTTTCTTACCTAGATGAAGTGTTGGAGGGGTTCATGGCATCCATGAATACCTGGGATGATCAGATACTTATCACAAAGACCATCAAAGAACTGGGATACAACTTCAAACAGTATTGTAGTCCGGTGTTGGCATCCATCTGGAGGACCATGAACGATGAGTACGAAGAGTTCGGTGACCTGTGGTGGAAGTATTCATTGATAGGTCCTAACCGAGATCAGATCTCCTTTGATACTGCTAGGCAGTTGACTAAGATGGAACTGAATATCATAGAAGATGGTTGGATCTCAAAAGAGAAGCAACCAGACGGCACGAACAAGCACATGCCTGGTAGTTGTGGTATACTTTTTGGGTCTCGCGGCAAGCAGTATCGACGCAAGCGTCATCCTCAAGCGGGACACCCCTTGCAACATAAGCAAAGATCTGCTATACTCAAGGAGTTGAGAAATATTACGGGCATGCATCAGATTTATGCTCGGTATGATTTCTCAGAATTTGTACTACGCAATGTAGTACAACCCACAATGCCGTTACAAGAGTCCAATTTTTGTAACGATAAATAAATTTGTGTGAGGTTTTCCTCACCGTACTTGTCGCCTCACCGAGACTAAACAGCGACACTAAACAACAGTCTCTAATACCTGCTGCTGAGGGTGTAGCAGGAATATCATACCTAGTGTTCCCCGCACTCATACCTAACCCTTTTTTCAATGTCCGCTACTCTTTCACGCTCCCAACAATCATCCTGGGAGAATTTCTGTGAGTGGGTTACGTCCACTAACAACCGCATCTATGTCGGTTGGTTTGGTGTACTGATGATCCCTACTCTGTTGGCAGCAACTGTCTGCTTCATCGTTGCCTTCGTGGCAGCACCCCCCGTCGATATCGACGGTATCCGGGAACCCGTCGCTGGTTCTCTGATGTATGGCAACAACATCATCTCTGGTGCTGTTGTTCCTTCTAGCAATGCAATCGGTCTCCACTTCTATCCCATCTGGGAAGCAGCATCACTCGACGAGTGGCTGTATAATGGTGGTCCTTTCCAACTTGTCATCTTCCACTTCCTCATCGGCATCTATGCCTACATGGGTCGTGAGTGGGAACTTTCCTATCGTCTGGGCATGCGCCCTTGGATCTGTGTTGCTTACTCCGCTCCCGTCGCTGCCGCATCAGCAGTCTTCCTTGTCTATCCTTTTGGGCAGGGTTCGTTTAGTGATGCTATGCCTCTTGGTATTTCTGGTACATTCAACTACATGTTGGTTTTCCAGGCGGAGCATAACATCCTGATGCACCCCTTCCACATGCTCGGCGTTGCCGGTGTGTTCGGTGGTTCACTGTTCAGTGCTATGCACGGTAGTCTTGTGACCTCCTCCTTGGTTCGCGAAACCACTGAGTCTGAGTCTCAGAACTATGGTTACAAGTTCGGTCAAGAAGAAGAGACCTATAACATCGTTGCTGCTCATGGATATTTCGGTCGTCTTATCTTCCAATATGCATCGTTCAACAACTCCCGGTCACTGCACTTCTTCCTGGCTGCTTGGCCCGTCGTGGGAATCTGGTTTACCGCCCTCGGCGTCTCCACCATGGCGTTCAACCTCAACGGATTCAACTTCAATCAATCCATTCTTGATGGTCAAGGTCGTGTTCTGAACACCTGGGCAGACGTGTTGAACCGTGCCGGTCTCGGTATGGAAGTTATGCACGAGCGTAACGCACACAACTTCCCGCTCGACCTCGCTGCTGCTGAGTCCACTCCTGTGGCACTCCAAGCACCTGCTATTGGTTGATCGATAAAATCGATACAAAAAACTAGGGGTCTAACGACCCCTTTTCTTTTCTAAAAAATTATGTCCTGTCAGAACCTACGTAAAGATGTACTGGATGCTTTGGTAAAACAAAGCGAAGGTATTATTCAAAAAGCAAGGATGAATGTAGAGATCTATCTGCATAATCCTGTCGGCATCGGAGAACATCCAGATGTACTGGGTGCTATTCAGGAACAACTTGATACTATTTCCAAAGAGGAAGAACGTATTCAGGTTATCGAGAAACATTTTTACTCACACTAATTTTATCGAATCAACATGGTAGCATCAACACTTACTCAACCAAAAAGAGGGTGGTTCGATGTCCTTGACGACTGGCTCAAAAGAGATCGTTTTGTATTCGTTGGCTGGTCTGGTATACTTCTTTTTCCCACTGCCTATCTTGCCATTGGCGGTTGGCTCACTGGTACAACGTTCGTAACCAGTTGGTTTACCCACGGCATCGCTTCCTCTTACCTGGAAGGTTGTAACTTCCTCACCGCAGCAGTCTCTACCCCGGCAGACGCCATGGGTCATTCACTGCTACTCTTATGGGGTCCCGAAGCACAAGGCGACTTTGTTCGTTGGTGTCAACTCGGTGGTCTCTGGGCATTCGTTGCCCTCCACGGTGCTTTCGCCCTGATTGGATTCATGCTCCGTCAGTTTGAGATCGCACGTCTTGTCGGTATCCGTCCTTACAATGCCATTGCCTTTTCTGGTCCCATTGCTGTCTTTGTTTCTGTTTTCCTCATCTATCCTTTGGGGCAAAGCAGTTGGTTCTTTGCTCCATCCTTCGGTGTCGCAGCAATCTTCAGATTTCTGTTGTTCCTCCAAGGATTTCACAACTGGACCCTGAACCCCTTCCACATGATGGGTGTAGCAGGTATCCTAGGTGGAGCACTGCTGTGTGCCATTCATGGTGCCACTGTAGAGAACACATTGTTTGAAGATGGTGAACAGGCAAACACGTTCAAAGCATTTGAACCAACCCAAGAAGAAGAAACCTATTCGATGGTTACTGCCAATCGTTTCTGGTCTCAGATCTTCGGTATTGCGTTTAGCAATAAGCGTTGGTTGCATTTCTTTATGCTCTTTGTTCCTGTTATGGGTCTGTGGACAAGTTCCATCGGCATTATTGGTCTTGCTCTCAACCTTAGGGCTTACGACTTTGTATCCCAAGAGATCAGAGCAGCAGAAGACCCAGAGTTCGAGACGTTCTACACCAAGAACATCCTTCTGAACGAAGGTCTCCGTGCTTGGATGGCACCTGCCGACCAACCACATGAGAACTTCATCTTCCCAGAAGAAGTATTGCCAAGAGGCAACGCTCTGTGATATACTGAGGGGGTCTCGACCCCCTTTTTTCATGGATGCTTTACAAAATCTGGAAGTATAGTCTAGGCAGTTTCAGTGACGACAAGACAGCTCCTTATGATGATTACGTTGCTATCGTACGCACCATTATTTTTGTTAGTTACATGGTCACTAACGCTTTTATCGTATCTGGAGTGGTGAGGCACTGGAATGCAAACACTAGTGATACATCTGGTAGCGTTCTGGAATGTAGTTGTAATGAATTGCATTCAACCCGCTAACTGGAAATACTGTTACCGAGTTGATGAATGGTTAGTTCCTGAAGTTATACAAGGTTATAGACTTTGGACAGGCGAGACCACACCCTACCAAAATGAAAAGGAATTCCTAAATAGTGACATATCGTCGCCGCGTTAGGGGATCCTGGCAAAACCCAGGACACCCCTACTTTTTTTGTCTATATAATGGGACCGCGAATCACAAATGAAGCTTCTGATTGCTCTATTCGCTACACTCTTTCTCGCTGCACCTGTTTGGGCAGTGGACGTTCAAATGGGTGCCAATGGCAACCTAGTATTTGATCCCGCAGAGGTTACCATCTCTGCCGGGGAATCAGTCCACTTTGTAAACAACATGCTACCACCTCACAATGTGATCGTGGAGGGTCGCCCTGACCTTGCCCACGAATCACTTGCAATGCTCCCTGGTGAAGAGTTTGATGTCACCTTCCCTGAAGTTGGTGACTACACCTACTGGTGTGCTCCTCACAAAGGCGCTGGCATGATTGGTACAGTTCACGTTCAATAATTTCAATGTTCAAAATCACAATCCGCACCCCCGAAGGCGAAGACACAACCTTCGACTGTCCTGAAGACTCCTACGTGCTCGATGCTGCTGAAGAAGCAGGCATCGATCTTGATTACTCCTGCCGCTCTGGTGCATGTTCTACATGTGCTGGCAAGGTGGTAGAGGGCACAGTAAATCAAGACGACCAATCATTCTTAGACGACGATCAAATTGAAGCAGGGTTTGTCCTCACCTGCGTTGCCTACCCCACCTCTGACTGCACAATTTTGTCCTCCCAGGAGGATAGTCTGTACTAAATAAAGTTGATGTAGTATAGTTGTGTTATCAATGTCACTATCAAGGAGACTTACACTATCTGACACTGGTACTGATCTGAAACATACCAAGCAAGTTTTGGATAGTGATGGCACTAAAGATGTTACTCCTCCGGAGAATGCATCTCCTATGTGGCGCTTCCGAGAACGTTGCTGGAAACGTCTTCAGCAAGATGATCATGCTAATACTGTAAACTACTGGCGCAATCAAGAATTGGCTAAAAAGGCAGTGATGATGGAAGTTGCTGAACTTGAAAAGAAAAAAGCACGTACCGGTTCTTATTGACCACTAAGCAATAAGATGATATAATACCTGAGTGACCTCCTTATTATGAAAAAGATTAGACGACACCAAGTCAAATCTAAATGGTATTACATCTTCTGGGGCATTGCAACTGTCTCAGTGGTGGCGGGGCAAATTTATGTTGGAACAGGATTCCGACAGATGGCATCTTCTCTTTCAGAAGGTGCCGATTTATTTTCCGATTACATAAAAAGCATACCGACTTATGAAGGCAGTAGTTTACTCCCGCGATAATTGTCAGTGGTGTGATAGAGTCAAGCAACTCTTCGCCTCTGTTGACATCGATTATATCGAGTATAAACTAGACAAAGATTTCACACGAGAACAATTCATTCTGGAATTTGAGGAGGCAGCAACGTTTCCTCAAGTATCCATCAACAACAAAGCGATAGGTGGATGCAAAGAAACTTTGAAGTATCTTCAGGATCGAGAGATGATCTGACTATGAACAAGGGGTTTGAACTCCTTCTTCGCAACCGCAAAAGGAAACCAAACTTCGCAAGAATTATTCCTCTGTTCAAATTGTTTGGGGTAAAATATTCCCTACATATAGAAAGAGAGAGAAACAATTATGTCTCTTGATTCCACAGTCGTTTTTGTAGTCATGGGTGTTGTCATCCTACTACAGACCGTTGGTTTAGGACTAGTAATTGGTTACCTAGTTCGGGCGTACATCCATGATGTAACACCACAGTACACACACCCCGAGATGTTTGACGAGAACGGCAATCCGATTGCTGAGTCACTTATCTCCTTTCGATTTGAGGGTGACACTCCACATTTAGATGAATTTGAAGACTAACTATGGCAAAACTTCCTGATAATCCTCTTGTATCTGAGTTGTTCAAAGCAGTTCACGGTGCTAAGACGGTTGACAAAAAGGTAGAGATCCTGTCAAACAATAAGCGGGATGATGTAAAGGCAGTGTTGATCTGGAACTTTGATAAGAAGATCTTCAGTGCTATCCCAGA